CTAACAACGTTTGAATGTCTCTAGTTGCCATTTGTTGTTGCCCTGCTCCAAGATTTCCTAATTGTTGTCCTGCAGCTAAACCAACTCTTTGTTGATTTTGAGCTGCACCTAAAGCTTGTCCAAAACCTAAAGCGTTTGCTCTTCCCATAGCCTCAAGAGTTCTCGCTTGTAGCTCTGCTTGTTGAACGCCTTCTCTTGCTCCGCCAAACGCACCTGCATCGACTGCTCTAGCAGCTAATTGATTTTGTGCAATCTGACCTTGTCTTGCAATTTCATCTGTAACGTAAGATTGATATGGATTTAAAAATTGATTTATTTGTGCTTGACCTACAGGAGCTGCGGCTGCTTGAATTTGTGCTATACCTTGAGCTACTGTGGGAGCTCCTACACCTGTTGTACCAGCTCGTGTAAAACCTAATTGTTCTAAAGCACCTGCAGGTGCTGCTTGAACATCAGGAAGATCAATTGGTTGTTGTGCAACTTGTCTTGCAATATCCATCAACTCAATTTTACGTTCCTCTATACCAGGAGCCTCTCTTACAAATTGTGTTTGAGCTGCAGGTGGTGCAGGTTGTGATGATCTTCCTCCTCCAAAAAAACTCATATTATATCCATTTCTCTAATTGTACGTGTTTCTTTTTCCAACCCCAGTCTTTAGATACTCTTTCCCAACCGGGTCTGGCCATTATGCTTAATCTTTTACAGTTATTATGTTTTGCAAAATTAGTTATTTCTTTAACAAGATTATCTTCCCATAACTCTCTTCTTTTTCCTGTGCAAATTATAATTTCATACTGACTAAAATTTGGAAGTTCAGCTATTCTTCCAATAGTTACACCAAAAACTTTATTTTCTTCTGATTCATCTGAGCCAAACATTATCCAACATTGCATGACATCTTTTTTTAACTCTCTAAAGAACCATTCTGGATCAGCATACTTGCCTGAAAATGTTAAAGCCTCTGCTATCATAAATTCCATAAGAGGCCAGAACCTTTCAATATCTTTAGGTTCAATGGGTAAAATACTTACAAGTGGTTTAATTTTTTTTTGAGCTGTCGCCATGTGCATCCTTCAATAAATCAAATACTCTTTTGTATCTTTTTTGCTGTTCATAGAAGTAAGCTGCACCTTTTTCTCGCATGTCTCTCATACTATTTGGATTTGCTCCAGCTATGATTCCAGCACCTAACACTCCGTCTGCTCTTGTTACAAACTCACCGTCTGCTAATTGAGCTAACATTGTATCTTCGTCTTTGTCTCCGTTTCCAGATCCGTCCTCTACATATCCATGTGCACGAATATAATTATTTGCATCGTTCTCATCATGGGAAACTTTTGAAGGTAAATAATTTATTCCACCCTCGTTAAATTTTTTTATTTCTGCTAGTCCACCAGTTCTTAATCTTGTTCTTTCCATTGCGAATGGACCCATACGAAAGGCCCCTTGATTTCTTGGATCCGCCTCTGGTATGTAAACACCTTCATATTTTTTTTCTTGTCCTGATGCAGGATCAATATAAGAATATCCTGGTCTTGATGCAGCTAATTGTGCATAACCCACATTATAAGTTGGTGAATAAATATCTGTAGGTGGTTGATCAAATGCACCTAATGCTAAGGGAATACCACCAACAAGAGCTGATATTTTAATTGGATCGTAGCCCTCTGTAGGATCTTTTTTTCTTAACAATAAATCAGTAACTGATCTTGTATTTACCATACCTGGATCTGCTGAGGGTAATGATGATCCACTTGGAAAGCCTAAAGCCTTACTTGGATCTCTACCTGCACCTGGAGGCAATTGATATGCTCCTGGTCTTTGTTGTGCAAATCCTGGAATATTTTGTAAAAAACTTGGTTGTCTAAATCCTGCTTGTTGTGCAAAACCTCCAACTTGACCTAATTGAAAACCACCATAAGCACCACCTGCAGCTCCTAATAACCTTCCAATACCAGATGCCCCTGAATCCTTTGCTTGTCTGTATCCTTGTAAGCCTCCGTAAGCAGCTAATGCGTAGGGTAAGAATTGTAACATTATAATATATTCTCCTTTAGATCTAAAAGCTTAATATTACCATTTTACTTAGAAGATATCAACTCATCATAGAATCGACCTTGATACTGATGCTCCCCAACATGGACTATAGAATCATTGATATATGCATAACATTTACCACCAAGATTTCTCCAAAGATTACAAAAAGCAAAATCTTCACCTAGAAAGCTTTTAGTTTCAGGATCATGTAATGTGTCAAAAAAATTCCACATATTAGGTTTATCAACATATTCACCATTTATAACTGTCTTTTGAACAATAGCTTTGTCTGGATAAGCCTTGATCATTTTTTCAATAACTTCTCTTTTAATCAACATACATCCAGTGGGCGAGTCGGTAACTTCCATAACTCCTTGTTTAACCTTAATATCTTTATCATCAGGCACTTTCATAGGGTAAGTGTGCAAGGCTCGTCTTATATCATCAGGTTTTTTTATTTTACCCTCTCTCATTTTATTAAAAGCTTTGTCCCACATTAAAGTTTTTAAAGGGTATGGCACAGAAATAATTTCCTTATCAGCATCTAACATTGCAAATATAGATTTTGCTTGAAAGTAGATATCTGAATCAATAAACAAAAGATGAGTACAATCTGTGCTTAAAAAACCTGCAACCACCAAATTTCTGCCTTGTGTAACTAAAGATGATTTCATTAATTGAAATTGAACATGTATTTTTTTCTTGAAACACTCTGCTTGAAACTCAAGTAAGGCTTGAGTGTAATGTATTGATACATCACTATGAACTGGTGTGCCTAAAAATATTTTTATTTTTGACATTGGTCCGGTGTTCGGTTTCCATAAAGGTTTAATAGCTTTATCAAAATCAGATTGCGGTTCTATTCTTGTATCTTGTAATGTTTGGTAAGTATCTTCATTAATAAATTTATCGTTTGACACTGATAGCTCCTTGTAAAAAGTTGGTCCACTGTTGAGCCTTTTTCTCCCAACTATAAAATTTTTTGTAATAATCTTGTTGTTGTTGTAAGTATTCTTGTATGTAATCCTCATGCAGATAGTCTGCTGCAACATCAATCGCAGCTGCTGTTGAAGACGCTAACAACTCATGATTTTTTGAGTAATTAACGTACACAGGCCATTCAGCACAGGTTTCTGGTAAAGCGCCAAAATTAGTCGTGATTACATGTAAACCAGATGCTAACGCCTCTAATGCAGACACACAAAAAGTTTCTTCAAATATACATGGATAAACAAACAAGTGATAATCACTCATGTGTTCTTTGATATATTCATTTGGTTTGTAACCAATGTAATTTACATTTGGTAATTTTTTTGCTTGTTCTATTAAAGGAATAAAATCTTTACCATGATCTCTAGTAAATTCATCACCATAAATTTCACATGAACTATATACATCTAATGTAATATTTTTATTTTTTAACATTTGCATGGCAAACAATAAAACGTTAAGACCTCTCCAAGGTGTACAATGGTGTATAATTTTTATAGGATCACCTTTTTTATATTGATTTCTTTTAGGAAAATTATCAGTGCCATTTTTAATTACTATGCATTTATCCTCTGGCAGCTGAAAAAAATATCTAAATTTTTCATAATTCCAATGTGAGTTAAAAACATACCAATCATATTCATGATGCCTCCCCTTATCTAAAAAGAATTTTTGTAAGTTACCTTGATCATATGAATTTTTTTGCCATAATATATTTACTTTATTAGGATCAATTGGAACCTTTCCTGGTATAGAGGTACATATTTGTACCTTATCTAGTAAATCTTTTGAAACATATTTATTTAACAACTCGTGTTGTAATTCTGTTGCGCCTCTAGGTTCCATAAATTTATTTTTTTATCACCTTATCTCCAATTACTAAAATATCAAGATCAGATTGTTTAAATAAATTTAAAGCGTCTTGTGGACAACCTGCAATTGGTTTACCGTTATCATTTAATGATGTATTTAATAACATGGGTAGTCCTGTTTTATTTTCAAATTTGTCAAGCAGTTCATAAAATATATGATGGCTTTCATCAACAGTTTGGATTCTGCTCGTGTTGTCGATGTGAGAAATAGGAGCAAATATTTTATCCTTAAATTTAACACTATATTTCATAAAATTACTGTCATGTTTCCAATTAAAATATTTTTGTGTGGCTTCTGATTTAATAGAAGCAGCAAAGGGTCTGTAGTCCTCTCTATGTTTTACTCTTTGATTTATAATGTGTTTACCATTTTGTATTTCAGGACTCATAAGTATTGATCTATTACCTAAAGCTCTAGGGCCTATCTCACCATGACCCTGATACCAACCTACTATTTTGCCTTTCGCAAGTTGATCAGCTATATAATTAATTGTTTTATTAGACGGTTTTGTTTTAGGTGCTTCATCACTTTGCCAAAATGGAAAATTATTTTTAGAGAAAGATGGTTGTTTGTAATAGTTTCGTAAAAACTCAACACATCCTAATGATAAACCCTCATCAGCACAGTGAGGAGGAATTATCATATTTGGAAAATTTTCTTTAAGTTTAGTATTAATACAAATGTTATGTGCAACACCACCCGAATAAGTAAATGCAGTATCGTTAGTAAAATATTTTGATACAAAAGGAGGAACTTTACTCTCTGCAAAATGATGCACAGTAGATAAAAAATTAATTAAATTAAATTTACACGCAATTGAGCTTTCATAAATTTTATAATAATTACGAAAATTACCTACATAGTTTAAGTCTTCAAAAGACAAATCTTTAATATGATTAAAATATTTTTTATCTAATTCACCAAAAGATTGAAGAGCCATGACCTTACCAGCTATATCATCTGGATGCCCCTTAATTTGAAACGGTTCTCCTATTTCTCCAAGAAACATACCGAATGATCCTACTTGATCTAATGTATAAGATTTTGTTCTTTTTTCGTTATTAAAAATACTTATGGATCTTCTTAAATCACCAAATCCATCTAATATAAGATGATCTTTAACATTCGTTAACATCCAAGAAGATAAACTGTGTGCATAATGATGATCTATTCTAAAAATTGGACAAGGTAATTCTGTAAATGGACTATAAGGTATTTTAATTAATTCAAAGAGTTTATGCGGATCTTCTTTGTTAAGGTAAGGATGTTTGTGTACATCAATAACCATAGCAACAGCGGTAAGTTCCTTAAAATTTATACCTAAGTTTTTAGCGTCATCTACCCAATCTATTAAATTTTCATAAGCAAAATGTTTTATTTGTTTGTGTCTTTCTGGTTTAAAATATTTTACCTCTACACCGTCAGTGTATGTGATTGAAGAATCATGATCGCACAGACGAAGACCTAAAAATTTCATTAAAAACCAGCGCCAGTGTCTAAACCTAATTTTCTGTTTGGATGAGGTATAACGTCAAAATTTCCTGATATTGACATGCCTTCTTTTGTTAACCTAACCATATGATCTAGGTATCCAGGAAAAATAAAAATAGTATCTTTATCTGCCTCTAACTCATGAGATAATTTGTAGTAGTCTCCTCCCTCAGAAGCATTAATTAAATCATTGGCAGGGTGATAAAAAACAGTCTGTGGTTTTAGTATTTTTTCATAAATTATAAAAGTAAAGTGACTTCCTGCATGATTATGCCTATCTTGGAAACTATCTTTGTATATATTTCTCCATGCTCTTAAATTAACTAATTTCCAAACTTTTAAATCTTTTTTTAATTCATTCATTATTGTTTCAATTAAATATTTATGACCTTCTTCTGTACAGTTGTTAATACCTGCGAAGCTAGATAAAGTTTTAGAATCAAAACAATTTTTAAAATTTTTGCTCTCTAATCCTATTTTTGTTGGGTCTATTGGACACTTCCAAAGAGGGACATCAAATAAAATTTGTTTCATTTTATTTTTTTGTATATGACTCAATATTGACTCTAGTAACTTTTATTTCTAAGTCTTGTCGAAAATCATCAGCAGTAGTATCAGTATTGGGATCATTAACATCAGCATCAAAATCAATTTTAGAAGCATATATTTTTCCTGTTCTTTTGTTTTTAATAATTTCTTTTGCCTCTGCTGGTATCTTTGGTAAGTCTTTTGTCATATTCTACCTTGTCGGTGGTACTTTTTATACGATCTTTTTTCACTTTTGTTAAGTCTTTTTTTATGACGACCTGGACGTTTACGAGGTTTTGGACGTGGGACGTAATGAACAAATTTTTGTCTAGCCATTTTCTTGCGATCTATCTAATTGCGCATAACTTATGACACCTTGTATTGTGTTACTACCTGTAGCTGCCTGTACCGTTATTGCATCTCCTGCTTCAAGATTCAATCCTTGTGGTGTAGCGTTGACTTGCGATTTAGCAGCTAAATCATCTCGAAAAAATTCATACTCAGTGTTTGAGTCTGATGAATCTACAAAATTCATGTTTACTAAAATAGCAGAGGAAGCATCACTGTTGGCACAATAAACACTTTTAACAATGACCGTTGCATCACTAGGACAAGTAAACACTGTTGTCTTACCTGTACTAGCTTGTTTAAAACCTTGATTTTTGTATCTAATTGTCATGATAAAAAATAATTAAAAGCATCTTGTTCATTTTTCAATTCTTGTTGATAAGTTGTATTTAACTTATCTTGCATAGTTCGTAAAGACTGAGTTACTTGTCTTTGATTTTCTTCTGTATACTCAATAGTAGGTTCAGGTATTACAATATCTATTCTTGCCATTATAAGTCCTGGTAACCGGTTGCTGCTCTTCCAGGCATTCCATAGTTTCCCGCACCTCCGCCCCCTCCTTGACCTCTAGCAGTGTCTTGAGCAGTAGGTTGAATATTCATTATTCTAGCTGGAACAGTTCGCACATCACCTTGTTTATCTCTTTCAAAATCTCTTTTCGCAGCTTTCTCAGCTCTTTTATTTGCAAGATAACTTGAAATAGTTGCAGATCTACCAAATGTGCTTGATTGAAGTCTGTTATTTACATTTTGTAAAGCACCAATTCCTAAACCCACTGGCCCTAAAGCTGAAAGACCTAATGTGCTTGAAAGCAGGGGATCAAAACCCATTACACGTCCTAGAGCAGGTAAACCAACCTTTCGTCCAATAGTATCAAGAGCTTTTTGTTTAATGATATTTTGAGCTATGGTTCTTGCATCAGGTATAAAAACTGGCTCAGGACCAAGAGTGGCTATACCCATTGGTTGCATACCAAAACCTAGTTCATTATTAAATTCGTTTTCCATTATCCTCTCATACCATCAGGTTGTATGTCAGCTCTAAAAGTACCATAACGCCAACTTTGATCGGTTGATATATTTTCTATTTTAAGATTAGCAAATCTAGTTCTTGCCCTTGTATCAACCTTATCAGTAGAACTGTTTATTGTAAAAGGACCTAAAGGTGATGAGGATGCGGTGTCCGTTGGATAGTTTCTAAGATTAATAGTTACTCGTGCATCACCTGTTAAAACTTTAAAATCTGGCACAAACCTTCGCATACTCATAAAAAATTGACCATTACCTTCTACATCTAAATCAAAATCACCTGATTGTATAAATGCAGCTATTGCTGTTTTATTACCCTCTGCATCTACTTGATTGTTACCCTTTTCGTGTTCATAGTATATTGTGGATCCGTTAATATTTGTTACGCCTTGGATCGTAGGAAATGTTGGTAAACCTGTAGCAGTAAATTCTGTAGCGTATGGATTATCATATAGATTAGCATCTACATAGGTTGTTCTAGCTAAGGAACCTGTTGTCCAAACTCCAGATTGATAGTTATAAGTAACACATCTATCAACATTATCACTACCGGATTTAGGATAAAACCAAACAACCTCTTCATACAAAGTATACAATCCTGCATACACAGACTCTCCATTTTGATAATTTATACCCAAGTTATCACCCTTAGTGGTAAATACAAAATCTTCAACTAAACATGGTAAAGCTTTTACAGTACCATCGTAAACAAAAAAACCACCAGCTTCACCCATCCAATACACTACACCATTAACATATTTAATAGAATGTTGTCCTATGGCTCCACAGTTAGATCCGACTTGTCTCACTGAAAATGTAAATGGTGGACCTACAAATTGTATTACATATGCCGCTGTATTAGTAAGAACAAGAGTATAATCTTTACCTTTGACTGCACCTACTATCTTTGTTCCCGAGTCTAATCTAAAAGAACCAGCTGTATTAATTGATGTTGCAGTGTAATCAGAAATGTTTTCTTGATCTGAAAATCTAATAAATAATTTATCTTGAGTGTTTGGACTACCGATTGTTGTTTCAGTTCCAAGCATAAATAAATGTCTATCTCTATCAGAGACTAATGACATTACAGATGCAGTAGGTGCATTAGATATTACTACTGCTCTAGTTTGTAAAGCATTTGAATCTGCATTAATAGGATTCCAAGAAAAAGATCTACCATTTTTTATTGTTGCAATAAGTTGTTGACCAAAATTATCAAGAGACCAAGAAGCAGGATCTATTGATAATGTTTGAGACAAAGAGGCTTCACCCCAACCAGTAAAATATTCTACCCCCGCACCACTTGTATGAGCTGATCTTGTACCAGCAACAGCTCTTGTTATACCGGTCAGTTCTGTAGATGTAGTGCCAGTATAAGAAATAAATTCAGCACCAACTTTAATAGTGCCTGTAGATGGAAAACCTGTAGTTGATGCAAGTGTTATTGATGTGCCTGAACCACCTGTCCCTGCAGTATCATCATTTAATCCTCCATTTAAAGTTGAGAAAACTTGTTGACCACCACCCCACAAAGCAGTGCCCCAACCAAAACCATAAGTTTGAGTTAGTGATCCTACTTTTACGTAAGGATTAACTTGAGCTGAGCCACTAGCAGCTACTGTAGTCCCTGCTGCAGATGCCATGGTAATTGTAAATGTATCACTCGTTGGAACAGTTATAACTTGAAAAGTATTAGTTTCAAAATCAGATGAAGAATATCCAGCACCTACAGGAGGTGTAACACTTGTAAAAGTAAATAAATCTCCTGGTTCTAAATTATGTGCAGCTTTATTTACAGTAACAGTAGCAGACGTATTTGCTGTGGTAAAAGTGCAACCTGTTAATGCAGTGTCTAAAGGAGTAATATCATAAAAAGCGCCTTCATAATAAACGACAAGTAACTTATTTGTTCCGATAGCTGCGTATCTTCTGCCATCAAGATCTGCCCATACAAATTGTTCTCTAGCTGCACCAACTAATTTAGCATTTACAATTTGTTCCCAACCACCAATTTTTTCTGGTAGTCCATACCTAAACCTAACAAAATCACCATCCGTCCATTGACCCTCAGCTCCTGTTTGGGTTACTTGTTTATTGAATCCTGGTGCTATTTGTACATTTGTTAAAGGCATAGCATATTATAACACTATTTTAAGATTTTATCTATGTCCTCTTGATCTGAAGGTTTGCTTTGAATGTCCTTTGGTAATTTAGCATGTAAATTTACAAAGAAAGTCATAGCAACGGTTATTGCTGCTTTTGTTAATTTGGTATTGAAATTTAAAGTTTTTTTATTTTTTATTATTGAAATAATATCTTTCCAAGAAAAATGTATTTTTATTGACCCGTCTTTTTTTTGTTCTAATTTCAATTTTTTTGTCCTAACATTAATCTACCATCTAACACACAATTAGCATTAGGTCCATTTTTATCTACGTAATGCAAAAAAAGTTGTGCTTGATAGTCCCCTAAAAATTCCTCGCGCCAATGTTTTATTTCACATCCTTTGTAAAATATAGCATCTCCAGGATCAATATTAATTTTATTACCATCTGCAATAAACGGCCATTTGTGTGTTTGATCACCACCAATAAAAACACTAACACTATATTCACAACTAGGTCTATCAGAATGTTTTACTAGACGAGAATATTTTGTATACATTCTCCAAAAGCTATATGTGGGTAATAATTCAACACCTAATTTTTTTTCTATCTCAGGTCCTTTTGTTACAAGTAAAGCTTCCATAATTGGATCTGCATAAAAATAACTATCACCCTCGGTAACATCATCGGATGAACTAAATTGATCTTTGTTATTTCTATGAGTAATTTTACAATGATTTTCTAACAACTTTCTAACTTCTTCACTTAAAAAATTTTTAAAAATTAAATATTTTTTATTTTTCAAATCCATCCTACAACTGCCTTTCGTACGCCCTCAGTTACCTTATCAATTCTATGATGATAGATAAAATTACTTGGAAATATTAACAAATCATTTTTTTCTAAGGTAACAGGATATTCTTTATTTTTAAATAAAAATATAAAATTACCACCTTTATAATTATCATTTAGTAATAAAGAAAAACTTAATTCTCTAGGTGTATTTTTAGCATAATCAGAATGTATATTGTAAAAATTATTTTTATAATATTTTAATAAGTGTATCTCAAATTGATCAGAGAATGAATGACTTATATTTCTTTGTGTAAAAAATTCTATAGCATGATTAGCAAATATTTTTCTTAAATAATTATACCAATAAACGTCAGTCATTTTATCACTATCAGGTCGGAACCAATGCATAGCTACTTTTCTAATATTTGCATCTACTTTACCCTCTTTACCAGATCCAATTCTAGCCTCTTCTTCAATCATATCATTATCAAAGAATTTTAATAACCTTTCAAAATTTTGTTTAGGTAACACGTTTTTAATAATGTTTATATATTTTAATTCTTCTACAACCATTTTGTTTTGTTTTTATTGTATATTTTTTCCCTATATCTATGTAAGAAAGATAATGTCCAATGTAAAAAATTTTTACTAGCTTTTTTATTATTTTTTGTTTCAATTTTCATTTGCCAATCATCTCTTTTAAAAGGAATTATTTGCACATACGGAAGTCCTCTTTTAAATATAGTGTTTATATTTGTATATTTTTCTGCATTTAATATGATTGGAAAATTAATTTCTAATTCAAAAGTGTCCGTATGAACTATGCCTGGTATGATTTCAAAAAAATCTTGAGTCGTATTATTAAGTGGAGGTATAAATAAACAAGAATATCCTGGTGGAGTTTTTATAGTCCAAGGGTTTGCAATTTTATGAAAGACTCTTCCCTCTCCATTTTTTTTTTCAAAGGGGCAGCCCGTGACTTGCTCAACTGGATGATACCCTATTGTTCCCATATTTAAACCCATTTGGTTTTTGACACCTTTTTTAATTTCATCTATAGACGTATTTAAACTACCATTATCTACATAGTGTTCAATTTTTGTATCCACTGGCAGTCTTAATAAGTACCCTGTAGTTAAAGTTTCTAAAAAAGGTATGCAACCCTTTATAGTTTTTTTTTCAACAGAATGATTTAACTTTTTAAACCATTCTGGTAAGTTTGTCTTAATAGGTTTTGGGTAATTATCTTTTGCATCTAAATAATCTTTAGGTGCAATAAATTTTATTATGTTCATTCAAACACAATATAGAAATATTTTAAAAGTTCAATTTTATTAAAAGTCTTTTGGATTCCAAGTCATGCCTTTTGCAGCACAAAGAACTTTAAAATGACCTGTTAAAGGAAAAGTTTCTCCTGACCAATCTATTGCATTAACAGCATCATGAACTGCTTTTCTTCCTAATGTAGCAGTGGAAATTCCATCTACAGTTGGGTCACCACTAAAATTATCAGACACATACTGATTTATCTCTTCTACGTTGTTCCAAGTCATCGGTTCAACATCCATAAATTCTAATTCATCAGAATCATTGAATCTTACAAACTTTCTTTCCATCTTAAGATCTTCGTATTGGCTATCAGAAATATCAAATTCTTTATAACAATTATTTTCGTTAGGAGTTACTGCTTTTTCAGCATCATCTTTTATGAGAATGTTATAGCCCCACTCATTCACATTATTTGGATCGATGTATATGTATGCCATATCTTACGCCTCCCAAACCCACAAATTTCCTGGTCCACCATTAACTCCAGATGTCATTCCAATTAAACCACCTCCAGATCCTCTAGCCCAATAAATACCACTGCCATCTCTTGAGGGTTGTGGAAAGTTAGTGTTGTTACCTGGCCAAGAAGCTCCAGGTGCATTTCCAGGATTAGATGGACTCATAGCACCACCATTAGCAGTAAAATTATGAAAATTAGTTGCATTACCACTATTGTTTGTACCACCTCCGGTACCTACTGCGTAGTTTGCTGTAAATGGTTGTGAAAAGGTTGCTGTATAAATTCCAAAGCCACCTCTACCTGCATTTTGACGTTGTGGATTAGTTCCTCCACCACCGCCTCCCATATAAGCTAACACAGATGAAGAGTTAGTTTGTGCAGTAAAAGTTCCTGTTTGTCCACCACCAGCTTCTAAATTTGGAACATATCCTCCACCTCCTGCAGATCCTGCAGCAGCAGAAGTAATTCTACCTTGCGCGTCAACTGTTATAGTTGCTAATGCATAAGTACCAGCTGAAACAGTTGTATTTGCTAATTGATCTGCACCAACTGCATCGTCAGCAATTTTAGCAGTGGTTACGTTTTTATTTGAAATTTTAGCAGTCAATACTGCATTGTCAGCAATTTTAGCAGTAGTAACTGCGTTGTTAGACAATTGCGCAGCTCTTACTGCGTTTGCTGCGATTTTATCGTTATCAACTGCATCGTCTGCTATTTGAGCTGTGCCTATTGTACCGCCCAAAGTATCTAAAGATACTTCAGTAATATTTGTACCGTCTGAATAGGCTGCATAAATTTTTTGTGCGTCTGGAGAAAATCCAGTTCCTGAAACTGTTTTAATTGTAAGATTAGTTGGGTTAGTAACTAATCTACAATCAAAGATATAAAATTTTTCGATTGAATCTGGTACCGTACAAACTGTAGATGAACCTGCAGTAATTGTTGCAAATTTAA